ACGTTGAAGCATGAGATTGTTCCACGCAAATCCTTTGTTGTTTCTATCTTCAAATGCTTCTTGTAGGCCCACTCGGTTTTTAGTGCCTTTGGTACGCACACCTGGATAAGCACTAAACACATTGTCTGTAGCATCACCACGCATACATTTTTCAAACAAGATCCATTTGGGGTCAGGAATTTTCTTAGGCTCTTTAGTTTTCTTGTCAATAACTAATCGGCCTTTTTTATCCAATATGCCCGCCAGTGTATGCAGCTCGTCGCTAATGCCATTGTACTGCACAACATTGTCGGCAAGTAATTGATAAAAGTCTGTATCTGAACTTACAATAACGTGCGAATCCTCAGGGTGTGCTTGAATCCATCCTGCCACCAAGTCATCTGCTTCCAGTGCTTCGTGCCGGAGAACAGTACAATTGCTTTTTTCATAGAAGAACGTTTTGAGTTCGTCAAAAGTTTCCCAAAATAGTCGATCTTCTTCGGCTTCTTTTTCTGTAAGTGCAGCTCGTGCAACTGCACGGTTTTTCTTGTAGGGCTCATAATAGTCCTTACGCCAACTACGTCCTTCCAAACAGATCACAACATGATCTGCTTTTTGTTCTCGGTATGCTTTGGCAATAGAGTTGAGTGTAACGTGAGCAGCAAAGCCCAATCTGTCCCAAGTGTCTGCTTGGCGAGCGGCTGAGTGACGTGCACGGAAGAATGTATTAGCTGTGTCAACGATTAAGTATTTCATAGCATAATAATAGCATATTATGATTTATTTGTCAAGAGAATTTGGACATAATATTGCATTAAAAACTCGGCCCAAGCCCGGTGAGCATCTGCCCCAAAATGGTAAGAATTGGGATTTACCGTTTTGAAACCTTTTTGTATGCACCAATTGTAATAGGTTAAATTACTGTCATACGGACCCACATAGTTTAATCCCCAATCATGCTCATTGGGTACAACTTTTGTTGCATCTGTTGTTATTTGACGACTACGAATATTTGCAAAGTCACTGTAGGTGTTAAAGAATATATGCGGAATATTTTTGTTTTCTAACGCTTGGTGCAAACGCCAAATTTGATCATGCCAGCCAAGTAGTTTGCGTTCCCTGGTCACGTGTGTTTGATCTACGACCCATTCTCGATAACGTTGTTGTAATTCTCGAGGCACAGTATCTGTACCACTGGCAGTGACTTGGTAGTAGGTGTTATTGTGTAGCCATTCCTCTCGCTCCCAAGTACTCCAGCCAATAATAACGAGATCGGGTTTTTCTCGTACAAATCCACCTTGTACACTTTCTATGTGTGGCCAAGTTGTACGCATTATGCGATCATTACTGGCTGCACTTTCGGCATCGCATTCTAGTACTGCGTTCAATTCGTTTGCAATCAAGCATCCGTAACTTAATTTTAAATTGTCGGGATGTGGCCGGCGTCCCAAGTTTCGATACAAGTAATCGTCTTCGGCAAAACAGTAGGGGTTTGCTACTTCGGCACCAGCACTGTGGCTGTCGCCATTGACATAAACGATCATTCGCGATATGCCGGATTGGGAAATTCTAGTTCAAACACATGATAAGTGCCGGTATTTTCTTTGTCTCTGAGTATTTCCATTGTGCGATTTTGTTCGGCTTCGTCCAGAGTTTTAAATATACCGCTTCCGATAGTTCCTGTGCCCATGCCAGCCGGAGAGATATAAAGACCACCACTGATTGACAGTTTGGTCAATTGATAAAATTTCAGTATGCGTGGTGGTTTTAAACTTTCCATTAGCTTACCTCGGTCCGTCCGTTACCAATGTCCTTTTTGTCAATGACTCGGGGGCGATTGTCGTAAGGTTGATTGGCTTCCCATTGCTCGTAGTTTTCGGCAAGTACATTTCGGCACACATCGGCAAACCACTGATCCACCATGTCTGCATCAGTTTTGCCTTTGTAGCCCGAACGTGCTAGATTGGTAATAAACTTTTCATTCCAGTCTAGTTCAAATGCACCATTGCCAATATTTTCTGGATCTAGTTCTACTTGAACTACACTGACCCAAGGTTCGCCTTTTGCATCTGCAATTTGTCGTGGAGTCATTCCAGTAAAGTCTATTTTCTTTGTTGTCTTTCGAGCAGGAGTCTTTTTAGCTGGAGCTTTTTTAACTTCGGGTTCTGCTCGGGGTTTTCTTGTTGCCATATTTGTCCTTTATTTTATTTAACGGGTCGTGTCAACAACCATAATAAATGTTCTTCACCGCCGTGCCAATGATGTTCGTATACGGGTTCACCGGGACCGGTGTAAGTAGCAGTGCCTTGGTAGGCCTTTTCAAGCCATATACGGCGACCCGATTGTACACAACGTCTAGGCCACAGTGCAAACTTTGATTTCCACTCGGCCCGGTAGTAAAAGTGATCAAGGTCGCTGAGTATATCTAGTGGCAATTAAGTGCCCCACTCTGTTATTAAATTGTATCCTGCATCTCTTATTTTATCTTCGTACATCAAAGTCTTCTCGTATAAATCTTTCATTGGTATCTTTACTACTGGGTGAATCATTTCTGGGTCATAGGTTTGTGGGCATCCGTGCCAAAATCTTCCATGATATAAAAACACTGTATTTGAATTTGGATCATACCCATCAACTCTATATTTTACTTCTGGTAACCAATATTGGCGTTCGGGTACATTTAGCGAATCTAACCATCTTTTTTCTGCCTTTGATACAGGAGTAATTTTATGAGACGCATGAAATACCCCCTTTCTTAACGCCATTAATTCTTTAAAATTTTCTTTTTTACAAATTGGGCACGGTGTACAATGTTGTTTTGTTGAAATTCCAGTAAAAGATATACCTATATGTAAACTACATTTTATATTATTAAATTTATTTCTTGTATTAGGCATTAGAGTTGCATCTGTGAAATTTAATTCAGGTCTTTGACTTTTGTACCAATCAAGTCGTTCAGCTGAAGAAACTATCAACGTTTTTCCAATATGATTTGATGTATATTCCTTTGGGCAACAATATTTTCTTTTTTTAGTAAATGAATAACTGATAGCTTGTTGCTCTCCGTGAATACATCTATATCTAATCTTATGATCTACTCCAGTATATTCTGATATGAATTCTATTTTATTAACTAATTCAGGATTCATTAACTCAAATAATTGAATAAATTCTTTATGTGTTCTTTTATTTACAGGATTCGTCACGTAGTTCCCCAAACGTTATTAAATATATTTATGCTATTTAATAATAAATGGGGAATTTAATTACGTAGACCATGCGTTCTTAAAAAGCGGAACTTGAAGTCTATCACTATAACGCCATCCACGTTGCATTGTTGCAAGTGCCACGTTCTTTGCATTTAACGTATAAACACTTTCAACACCGCCTACAGGCATTAAGTATACGTGTCCAACAAAGCCGGCATCACGATATTCTTTTACCGCACGTTCTGCATCCGATATGTCTTGTTCTGTGGCCACTACAAACTTTAGATATGCAGTCCCAAACCATTCATATTCGCATACAATTCGAGGTTGTATTGCGTCCGCCCACGATTCGCCACTTGCCGGTAACTTGGCACTTACACTGAAAGTAATCTCTCTATTTCGATTTTGTCGTTGCCATTTAAACAAATACTTCTTGAAGTCATCGGTCAACTTTTGTGTGCCATTTGTTTCAAATGTAATCTCCTTAAGACCCTGCATATCAGGATGATCCAACAAGTCTGGATACTGTCGTTGCCAACCCAGCAAAGGTTCGCCGCCTGTGATTACGAGATGCTCGTCCTCCCACCCCTTGTGAGGTAATATGTCCATAATCTGATGGGCAATTGCGTCAGTATCAAGCATGGGACTAAGATGCTTAAACCTAGGATCCCAACTAGCATAACTGTCACATCCAGTAGATACCAAAGGCAATTGTTTATAATCGTTGAACATGTGGACCACTTGAGCAATATCTTCGACTTCATTACTAGTTTCTCCTCGAGGCATACCAAATCCGGCACATTTAAAGTTACATCCAAACACACGTAAGAACACAGAAGGAACACCCATGTAACGTCCTTCGCCCTGTACACTATAAAATAATTCTGCTACTTTTAAT